GTCCGAGGCGCGGCATATGCTTGAGGGCTTCCTCGACCCACGCCGCTCGCATGACAAGGTCACACTTCTGCAGCACGGAGCCGGTTAGGCCGGGCATGTCCAGCGCCAGCGGCGAGGTGCAGCCAATCAGGCCCAGCACGTCGGTCGCAACGAAGGGGATGCTGCCGGTGTCGATCACGATGTTGGGGCCAAGTTCTACCAGCGCTACTTCAAGCTTGCGCTCGAACGCCAGGATCTCGTCCACTGTGACACCGTACCGGTCAGCAACGTCGGCTAGGGTCGTCTCCGTGCAGACCGCTCCACCATCGCCGGTGAACGCGTTCCACTGCCGGATGTCGGCCCGCATCGCCGCAGTGACCTCACCATGGTTGTTGGCAAGGTACCGCATGATGACGCGCAGCACGGGCGTCGCTGTGACGCACTCAACACTGCGCAGCGTCTCGTACAGGTATGCAGAGGATGACGCTCTTCCCACTGTCCCATCCCGGTGGACCGCGAGGATGTTCGGGTGCACACAGCAACCCGAGCGCTGGAGGTACCGGCCGATCAGCATCATCGGTACGGGCTGGAGGGCTCCATCCACTTCCACCCGCACCAACATCTTGGATGCGATCTCTGCACGAACCATCTCGGTCGCGACGTGGCCGGTCAGGCCAATGCCGAGTTCCTTGTAACCCAGCTTGATGCTTGCAACCACGGCATCGATCTCATCCGGCCGGCACGCGACGATCGGGGCAGCATCGTCGCCCGTGAACAGCCCGCCCATGGCGAGCTTGGGGTGACGGCGTGCGACGCGAAGGAAGGCCAGAATGTTGAGGATGGTGTTGTACAGCCACGTGACGGGGCTGCCGGATGCCATCTCGCCGGCGATCGCGGTGATGAACCACGGACCGACGATCTTGGACAAGCCCGGCAGGGCCGCCAGCGCACTCCGGATGAACTTGATCATTTCCTCCGGCGTTTTGATGCGCTCAAGGTCTTCTCCGAACACAAATTCGTTGACGCGTTCGAAGAGTGGGCTGCCATAGCAGAGATCCCAACTGATACCATCAGCCGAGATGAAGTACAACCGCTGGTCCGGCGTCATGGTGCGGGTGATGCTGTTCACGGCATCCTGCACTCGACGGCCGACCTGGACGGCTGGGGCTCCGCTCATCACGACGACCCGCCCAGCGAAGGACGGGTGGCCGAGCCAAGGTTGCATAGCCTTGTAGACTCCTGCGGCTGCCACCCCCAGGTACACCGACGCATGGTCGGTCTTCTCCGGTTGGATGGTGCGTGGCCGCTTGGGCTTGGACTGGTAAACGTCCTGCAGCGCCTCACGCTCGGTCAGTTCGAGCGTGCCGGCAAACGGCGCCTGCCGAGCGTCGATTGCCTCTGTTGCCTCCCGTTTCGTGAAGGCGTCG